CAATCACCTGCAACAGTGTCTGCATCCATCCAACCTTTCGGGGAACCAAAGCCCAATTTTAACGAAGGGTAGGTTTCTGATCCGGCACCAAAGCCAACAACACACATCAACTCACCCTTGTCAGGAATTCGCATCGAATTCTTCTTTAAGGGAGCAGCAATTCCATTTACTGCAAATGAGCCTATCTCCATTGAGTGGGCTTCCAAAGTTGACGCTTTAAGTTCAATTTGATGAACATAATTGACGGCTTTGTATTTGGTGGTCATATCCTCAGAGAGGGCATGCAAGACAACAAACATACGATTTCCAATGAGAGTTCCTGTACAAACATACACATCATCACGGTAAATCTTAAAAACAGAGGGAAAAATCTTTCCAATTTCAACCGACTGTTGTTTCATTTTATTCTGAAACTTCGCTGTTTTACCTTTTCTAGCAACTTTTTCAAGTTTGCTTCCCAACGCACGTCGCCAGAGTTTATATTCTCGTTCTGGCAAAGCCGGTCGTGAAACACGGGCTTTTGCAATTCTTCGTCGCATAGCGTTGTCTGCCTTCAAGTCAGGCATCTCTGGTAAAGGTCGCGGAACTCCTTGCTTTCTAATCTCAGCATAGGTTTGCTTCCGGAACCCTTTTGGGTACACGTCAGAGAGATAGTAGTCACTAACGTCTTCAACGTCAGAAAACTCAATATCTTCAGCATCATTATAACGAGCGGCATTATCTGCACGACGCTCGGCTTTACTCATATTCTTTTGAGAATACGAATTGTAACCGTCATCAAAAGTTCCATTTTCAAAATATGATCCTTCAATTCGCTCATTCCTATCACGACGCTCACCTTCTTGCATGTTATCATCATTAACAACGTAACCATTCTTTTGGTTATCAACCGCACCGGGAGAATCTGTCCAAGGATCAAGTGGGGCTTCTACAAAATGTCCCCCACGAGCTTGAGCATCTATCTTTTCAGATAATGCTTTGATGTTCTCCTTGGTTTCTGCCCACGACAATTTCTCTTTCTTCAAGTTTTCTCGTCGTTTTTGGGTGCGTGTTGGTTTCTTTTCCTTGGACTGTTCCAAAAGGGGTACCTCCACATCAGTGGTTGTAACTCCTTGACTAGCGCCATAGGCCATAGCAATCATTAAGATAGCTATGCCTGCATATTTAACATAACGCATAGTTTCCTTTGCTGGTTTATGCTCATCCCAAAGAAGC